TATCTCGTCCTGCCGCGAAGCACAACGGCATAAGTTGAGCAGGAACCGCCACTGCGAAATCCGTGGCGGAGCCCTGATAGCGTTTGGTTGCTAGCGCCGCGGACTAGGGCGGCGCATCGACATGCGCGCGGCGGCAGATCGGCGCGTGAGGTGGTGGCGGTGCGGGAATGCGCACGATGTGACGCGCAATCCTCGATGTGTCTCAGCGCGGCGAGGAACTGGCGTGGCCGAATCTTTAATGGGGCATCCAAAAACTGCCCCCCTAAAAAGCCTCCAAAACCGCAAGCTGCCAACAGACCTCAGCAGCTTTTGGTGGACTCAGATTTGAGATTTCTCCTATGAGAAGGAGAAAAACCGCGACATGCCTGGACGTCTGCGGATGAGGTAATGGTGCTCCGAGCCGGAATCGAACCGGCACGCCTTGCGGCGGGAGATTTTAAGTCTGACGTGCATTTCTTTTGAATCAACAACTTAACATCGATTTTCGTTCCGCACTCAGCGAAATATAATCCAGCATCCTCCGGGCATGACTGAATTCGCAGGCGATTTTGCGGAACGATTTTAGGTTGCTCTCATGGTGCTGGCGGAACCTGGTCGGCGGCGGTCTCCGACGCCGTGCCGCTCCTCGAATGGAAGATCGACTTGATCTTATCCTGCGGCGGGTACATGTCGACGATCTCAACAAGCCACTCTTGAAAATACACAGGCTGCCCTTTCGTGTCACCAAGGCGTGCGTGCTGGTACCCCTCCCACTTCATGCTGCGCTGATGCCAACCAACGCATTTGGCGTCCCACAAATCCGGCAACAGTTCCGCACCCGCGCGATGAACACCCCATTCCTCAATAGCCAGGCGAAGATATCCACCGACGCAAAACAGCGTCGCGGCGCCGAAAACCCCTGCATCATTGGAGATATCCCGGTCAGGACGGCGGACACCGCGATGGCGGAATTGAACTATTTTGCTGTACATACATACAGTATAATCCCCAAACGGTAAAAGCGCTATCATTGTAGATTCATACTACTTCGGACGATAATCATGTGCGTCAACTTCCGCCCGCCAGACCCAGACATGCTCGAATCCGTCATGGGCGTCATCATCGACCTGCACGACACCGGTTTCTGGAAGACTGAGACCTGGAAGGATTACGGAGCGCCGGTCGTTCGCCGCGGCGAGGACGGCGGCCGTGAGGGCGTGCTGGCCAGCTACGGGCTGGTGCCGCGCAAGCATATCCCGCCCGGCGTGCGGCCGTTTGACACGATGAACGCGCGCGCCGAGACCGTCGGCCAGCTGCGGTCGTTCTCCGGCGCTTGGAAGCGGGCGCAGCTGTGCCTGGTGCCGATGACGGCGTTCTACGAGCCCTGCTATGAGAGCGGCAAGCCGGTGCGATGGGGTATTGGGATGGCGGACCAGTCGATGTTCGCCGTGGCCGGCCTGTGGCGGGAATGGGAGAGCGAGGCAGGGAAAGAGGCGTCGTTCACGCAGCTGACCATGAACGCCGACGAGCACCCGCTGATGCGGCGATTTCACAAGCCGGGCGACGAGAAGCGGGCGCTGGTGATCGTGCCGCAGGAGGAATGGGACGACTGGCTGGAATGCAAGGACCCGGAGCGGGCGCGCAGTTTCCTGCGCCACTACCCGGCCGAGCTGATGCGATCGTGGGAATTCCCAGCGCCGCCGCGCGCGAAGAAGGCGGCGCCGGTCGCCGCGCCGGAGCAGCCGACCACCATGGACTTGGGATTTTGATGGAGCAGACGATGGAAGTGAAGCCACCAAAGGACGGCGATATCGTCCAGCAGCGAGGTAATCCGGATGGGCCGGCGATGCTGGTTGCCGGCGAGGCGCTAGGCGAGCAGCACCTCTGGGAAGGTGTCCGCAACGGCGTGTACTGCACCTGGACAGAGAATGGCGAGGATCGATTCGAGGTCTTCAACGCGAAGGACCTTGTGGTGGTCGGGTGCAGCTAGGCGTTCTCTGGCTCCCAGTGCGATCCGCCGCCGGCGCGCACGCCAGCCCACATCAACCAGCGGCGCCATGCTGGAACGCCGATCACCTCGGACGCTTCGCGCAGCACCGCATCCGCCATGGCGCGCGGCACCTCGTGCGAGCTGTAGAGGTAATCGTGCACCGCCGCTGCCTGGCTGGACGTGTCACCGGTCAGTAGGAAAATCACCGGCAGCCGCGGCACGCTGGCCAGGTCGGTCTGGAATCCCTTTGGGACGACGAACGTGCGGCCGGCCACGTCTGACTGGTAGATCAGCGGCGCGGTCAGTACCCATTTGCCATCGTCGGTATTGTCGGCCGTGGCCAGTTGCAGGTTGGTGAGAAATCGGCTCATGGCGTCTGGCTCCGGGCTGGGATTGCATAGACCGGCGCGGCCGGCACCTGGTCGAACATCGGCAACGGCCCGCATAGGGCGCGCAAAGCCGGTAGAATCTGGGGATTGCGCTGGGCGGCGCTGTACGGTGTGGCGCAACCGGTGAACGTCCAGACCGAGATGGCATTGTCCTCGGCCGCGCGCAGCGACACGCCGGCGGCGGCCTCGTAGCCGTTGAGCGCCTGCTGAACGCTGGCGCAGCCGGCCAGGCTGGCCAGCAGCAGGATGGCGGCAGCCTTCACGGCGCCACCGGCGTTGCCGCCTGCAGCGCGCCGGCCAGCACGATCTGGCCCACGGTCAGCCCCAGCACAATCTGGTCGTGCACGCCAGGCTGCAGCGGCGCGGTATCCACGATCTTGATCAGCGCCGGCAGCGCGGTGTCGCGCAGCGCCTTCAGGCTTGCGATGTCAACCGTCGCGCCGGCAGCGCATACCGCGTCCACAATGGGCAGCGCTGCTGCCAGGTCATCATGCGCCTCGGCCGACAACCCGCGCAGCCCCGACAGCGACGCGACTGTGATCTGGGCGGCCCGACACACCTGGGCCAACACCTGCTGCGGCGTCGGCTTCGGCGCGCCGGGCACGGGTGCCGCGCATCCGGTCAGCGACATGGCGCCGGCAGCGACGGCCGCCAACAGGACCAACATGCCAACGCGGGCGAATCCTCCCTGCCCGGTCGATACCGTCGGCGCCGCCGACGCGCGCGGCGCCAGCAACGTCAGGACGTGGCCACTCAGCGTTCCCAGGCCGATCTGGATGTAGGTGACGATCTGGTCAGCGCCAGGCACTTTGTTGAAGACGACTGCCACCCAGGTGCCGAACAACAGGACGTAACAGGAGGCGTACAGCATCAAAGCGATGTAGGTCAGTTTGGTGTTCATGATCTGCTTTCAGGGTTGAGAAGTCAGCGCTGCGAAGCGCACGGAATAATTTTTTGAATAATTTGTGGTCGATTTATGTCATGCGGTCACGTCAGAACCTGCACCGCGATCGTGAAGATCGCCAGACGATCCGCCCAGCCGATCGAGTCGCCCACCTTGTCGGTCTTGTGGCCCAGGTTCACCAAGTCACAGCAGCCGTCGAAATCACCGGCGTTCGCGCGCGCGCTGATGCCGTGGGCGTGCCAAAACCAGCCAGCCGAGCGGATGGCACCCTCCGGCGTGCGCACCCAGTCCGCGAAGGCGCCGATGTCCATGCCGAAGTGCGCGGCGCCGGCGGCGTAGTTGTCGTGGAACGTGGTCTGGATACCGCCACCGCCCCGGTACCGCCAGCCGTCACCGCTGCCCTCATCGCCATTACCGTACCGGCCGGCATAGACGTGGTTGGCTATCGCCTCCGGTCGCCGTGCCAGTTGCGCGGCAAGCGCAGGAGTGAACCGAGCCGGCCAGGTCTTGAGCAACCCTTCGGCGCCGTAGTTCAGGTTTTCCGAGAAGCTGGCCAGTTGCCCGGTCTCGTGGCCGACGTTCGCGATGAACGCCGCGCGGTCGATGGATGTCGAGATGCCGAACTCCGCAAACGCCGCCAGGATGATGGGCAAGAAAAATCCAGCGCGCGGACGGGCCAGAGGCAGGATGGCAATGAGTTGATCGGCAGTCATTGCGGAATCTCGATCTTGTCGCGGCGCGATTTGCGCTTCTTCATGCGGTCACGCACCAGAAAAACGATCTGAAGGATCACGAAAATCAGCGTGGCCACCGATACCCACTTCTCGACCGGGATATCCAAGAGCCAGTTGGCCAAGGTGAATGCAAGCCCCGGCGAAGCTTGGGCGAGGACGCCGGATGCGCTGGCTGGTTGCTGGGTCATTGCACCTCCTGAGCATGGTGGATCACCTCGACGGCGCTGAACTGATAGCCCTCCACCATGTATTTCTGCGCCAGCCAGATCGGCTCAGGCAGCATGTGCACGCCCTCGTCCTTGCCGGTGTGGTACTGCTTGCCCAGCAGTCGGCCGTTGACGGTCATGTCGTCCACGAACAGGTACGGGTCGACAGGCACTAGGCGACCGGCCTCGTCGCGCGTGGCACCGTCGAAGAACGCTTCCCAGTCGAAGGCCTGCGCATACGGACCCCACAGCCCAAATTTGCAGTCGTTCGAGAAGCGCGGCCAGTCGATGCCTTCGGCGAAGCAGCGCTCTATCGGGAAATGGTGCGCCTCCATCGGGCCCAGCTCGGTCTCGGTCAGGCCGGACAGCCAGCACCGGCCGGCCTCGCGTGCGATCAGCAGCTGGCGCGTGCGCGTGAACAGCGCCGATGCCGCGCCGCGCGCCTCATGGCCTGGGATGTTGTAGTCGACGGCCAGCGTCTCGCGCTGCTCGTGATCCTGCGTTACCTCTGTCATGGATTCTCCAGGCGTAAAAAAACCCGCCGAGGCGGGTTGGATGGGAATGGTCGGATTCTGTTTAGGGATTCAGGGCGCCAGCGGCGATGAAGAACTGATCCAAGCCAGCAGCGTCGTAGCCAAGTGCCGGTGCCAACTGCAGCATCCACTTGTTGTCGCGCCGGCAGGTCAGCGCAAGGTTCAGATAGGCCTGAACCTCCTGGCGTTCAAGATCGGGTAATTGGCCAATGAGCGTGTTGAGCTGATCTAGCTTGCCGTCTCGGATCAGCACTAGGTGCGCATTGAGCATTGGCACAGAATCCGGAATGGCAGGAGGCGGTACGTCATCTGGCTGCTCTCCGGCAGCAATCCGCCAGTGCCCCGGAAATTGCGACTCGACGAACGCGTGATCTGCCACGATCTTGTTGATGACCACGCCAGCGTCGTTGAGGATTTCAAAGATCATAGTCAGTTCCATTCAAAAATTGCAAAGGCATTTGCGCCGGAGTTGACGGTTACCGTCCCGGTTGATGTGGTGCTCATCGCCACGCCGCCAACAGCCCCTCCGAGCGTGCTTACCGATGCTGTCAATGAACCTGACGCCCCATAGCCCACCACGCCGCCGGTACCAGCTAGCACACCGCCGGTTCCGCTAGAGATTGAACTCGAACTCATGGATGGATAATATGCAGCTCCCGAGCCAGCGCCACTCCCCCCTGCGCCTGAGTTCACAGCCGATCCGGTGCCTCCGCCCTGACCGTTGAGAAGCAAGGGGGTTGAGTTGGTAATTTCTGCGGCACCTGGAGTACCCGACGTTGTGGTGGACGCTGCCGAAGCCGAAGCAGATCCTCCGCCTGCAGATACCGCTGAGGCGCCGGTAGCTGATCCAGACCCACCGCCTACGCCAGCGCCGCCAGTTGCGGCCATTGAGAAAGACGAATTGGCAGCCGTAGCGGCGCCGCTGGAATATCCCACACCTCCCCACGGGATCGCCCCCCCACCTGTAGCGGCCATGCTCGAAAGAGCCGTCCCAGATGTAGCTACGCCGGAGCCGCCGCCAGAGAAATTGAGATCCCCGCCGCTTGCCGTGCCACCAACAGCTGCTGCTGCGACTGCTGCGCCACTGGTAACAATGGTGGCCTTGCCACCCTGCCCACCATTGGCAACCATATTTAGCCCTCCAGGGCCTGTCACCGAAGAATTCCCACCGGCGTTACCCTGCTGTATTGTGCCGGGCGCGCTGATGCTGATTACTGTGCCGCCCGCTGCCAAGGTCGCGGTGAATACGTCACCAGCCTGTGCCCATACAGTCTTCACGCATAGGCCGCCCGTGGCGCCGCCAGAGGCAGCTACCGAATGCACCCCCGTAGAACCTAGCGCAGCACCTCCATTACCCGACGCACCGCCGTGCGTAATGCGCAGCCACCCGGTAGTCGGAGCGGTAAAGGTACCGGATGACGTCAGTGACCGGCTGACTCGGAATGACGGTTGCGCGGCTACAGCCAAGGCTTGTCCGTTGGCGCGCGTCCAACTAGTAACTCTTACCACGCTGCTACCCTCGCCGCGGAACACGACAACGTCTCCTGCGGCACCCTGAACGTTCGCACCTGTTGGCAGGATTAGGTTCGCTCCGTTGGTGAAAAGCGGCGCTGCATCGAGCGTGATCTCACGTTCTGCACCCTGAGCAAGAGTCACGGCGGTCACGTTGACACTGCCAGTTAGGTGTAGGTAATTCCCCGTCGCGGCGTCCAGGTTGATGGTGGCCGCCGACGCGATGGCGCCTCCCTTTTGCTCGTTGAGCACGCCCGTCTGTGCCGCCGGTCCAGACAGGGAAACTGTCCAGGCAGAGAGCGTCGGGAACGTGCCCGGCGTCACCAGTCCGATATTCGTAACGTAGACCTGCAGCGCGCCAGTACCCGAGTTGTAGGAGTCGATCGAGCCGTTCATCCAGTTGCGCGGCGATGCTGTACTGGCGATCGTGCACGGCATGCCAGGCGAAAGCGTCTTGCCTGTCTGGATCGTCAACGACTGTGCGCCGAGGCCTACGGTTAGCGACGTAGTCGAAGTGCCGTTCGATCCCGGACCGGATACAGCAGTCGACGCCGACACGGCGGCCGCTGCCGCCGCTGCATTGGCGAGCGCGACCTGGGCAGCGGCAGCTGAGACCTTCGTCGAGGTATCCACCATGGTGTCGCTCACCATGGGAAGCAAGTTGGTCCTAAAACCTCCGGCTTGCATATCCTTCGGCGTCGATCCGTCGTCCGAATAGGTATTGCCGTTGACTGTGACTTGGGTCATTACAAGAGTTCCTTCACTTCGAATGCTGCGCTGTTGATATTTAGGTAGGGGTAGTCGATGGCGCTGAGCGTTCGCAGGCGCGCCAGGAAGCGGCGGCGGAGCGCGTGCACGGTGTCGTCCGGGTCGTGGATGAACAGCACCTCTTGATCGATGCCAGCGCGCCGCATCAGCTCAAATGCCTGGGAGAAAGCCTCGTCCTGATCCATCCAGTTCAGAGAGAACTTGGAGACGCGGTACGGCGTGCGCGGTTGAAAATACTCGGCGCCGCCGATCGACTCCTGCACCCCGGTCTTCGTTTCCCACGCGACCGACGCGCCGTAGCTCATGTTGATCTTAGGTTGCCAGACAGGCCCGATGAAGAGGCGCCCTAACTGGACGTAGCCATCCGAATTGGTTGTGTCGCTGATTTCAACGCGCCAGTAGCGCGCGACCTTCGTGGTTGGTAGCAGGTGGTCGAGTTCAACGGTGTAGCCCTGCGTCTGCTCGACCGTATATTTTCCCGTCCAGAAGTTATCGTCCTCCCACTCCAACGTGCCCCATGGGTAGACCACTGGCCAGACGTCGAGCCAACCCGAGTCGTACGACAGCGCGGCGAACGACGACGACGTCGACGCCGTCACACGGTAGGTGCCGGCCAGAGAAATATTGTGGTTGCGCAGGCAAACAGCCTGAATCTTGGTTCCGGCGCCCAGGTCGACGTCAAACTTCGTGCTGGCCGGCGCCGTGTTGGCGCTGCGCGCCACCTTGCCGATCAAACGGCTTTGCAGGTTCGATAGCGGCAAGGTCGCCGCCCAGGATCCTCCGCTCAGCACCGAAGCGTCCGTGCGATTTGGGAACCCCAGCATGCAATTTTTCATCCATCAGCCCCAGATCGTGAGAGTTACTTTGTTGCTCGACAGATTCGGCGCAATGCCGATGATGCGGAAAAGGCGGCCGGTCTGAAGGTCGTAGCGCGGATAGGTCACTGCGACCAGGTCCAGCATCCATAGGTCGGCCGCAGTCAGAAACGACAGGTCGACCGGGATGTCGAATATGTCCCGCCGCATCTTGTAGAGGGCGAGCAGCCGCGCGGCCTCCGCGTCCGCATCGGCCACAGCCGTCAGCAGCGTATCGACTGACATCGTGTCGGACAGCAGCCACTGCGTTTTAATGGTCGCGTCCGCCGCGTTCGATGCGCGCAACTCTTCGCTGACGAACGGCTCACGTGCTGATGCAGACCCGGCCAGGCCGGACGTCTGCACGGTGTAGTTCTTCGCGTAGTTCACGGTAGCGCCGCAAACCGGTATGCCGTTGTCCTTCGGCGCGCGGCGCTCGATCCCGTCCAAGATGTCGTAGCCGTACAGAGTGGCCTTGGACATACCTGTCGGTGCCGTCAGTCGCCCCATGCGCAGGACGCCCAATGAATCGAAGCCGTAATACACGCCAAGGCTCGCCGCGACCTGGTCCATAGCGTTGGCGAAGGTGGTCCCGGCATCATCGATCCAGATACCTACGACGGCGGTGTTCAGGCCATCGAGAGCAGTGATGTCGGCGGCTGAAATCTCCGCTGTTGTCAACCCTGCGTCCGTCGCCAGCGTACGAAGCACCTGCGCCACCGTGCGTGCCGCCGCGCTGGCACCTTGGGTGACGTCGGCCGTGATCTGCTCCGCGCTGTAGCTGCCTAGCCGGAAGTAGCCGCCGGCCGGCCATGCGCGGTATGTGCCGGCCGACGGAGCGTTCGTCTCCATGTCGGATTGCGAGGTGTAAGCGGTTCCTGCCGTCAGCGCCGCGCCGTTTGAGTAGACTGCATCCACGGAGTTGCACACACCAACCTCGCAAATCAGGCGCGAGGTGTTGACCATCGGCGGCGAGACGTTGAAAACCTTGCCGTAGGCGACCGGGCGTGGCTTCCCTTTCAGGTCGGCCACGCCGTCCAGGCCGTTCGGCAGCGCGTTCGTGCCGCCATATAGCGCGGTGCGCACCTGCTTGGCGAACACGAATTGCTTGTCCTTGATCTGGATGATGGCTTTCGCCCAGGTGCAGTCGACGCTTTGAACCGTGGCGGTGAGCACCGTCCGGAAGGAGCCGGGGTACGCGCCGCCAGTACCGCTTCGGATCACCACCGGGCGACCGTCGAAGGAGTACTTGACCCAGTCGTCCAGCTGTCCGTCGATGTTGATCAGCGTGATTTCGCCTGTCTCCAGCTTCGTCGCGCCTCCTGTTCGGCCATCCGAGAATGCATGCAAACCAATGGAACCCGGATCGTCGACGCACGCCAGGAATGCAGTATTGGCTGGTATATCGCTCGGCTCGGTGACAAAGCCGTCGGTCGAGACGTAAAAGGTGCGCAGCGTGCCGGCGGCGTCGACGGCGGCCGTAAGTTCGATCAGGATCATGCCGTCGCCTTCGCCAGTACTCGCTTCGTGTCGTCTAGCTTGTCGACCACCGAGCCGAGCTTGTTCAGGGTTGCATCAGCAACGGCGCCGCGCTGGGTCTTGTCGGCGCGCAACTCCGTCAATACCTCGCGCAGCAAGGAATTTGTCTCCTGCGCAGCCGCATCTCCATTCCGTACTGCAGCGGCAGTCTGGACCCGCTCACCCTTGTGCAGCTCAGCCCGATATCCGTCGAACGGGACATAGTCCAGGCCATTGGCGTGGGAGCCATTCAGGCCGCTAACGCTAGCCATGAAGTTTTTCCAGATGCCAGGGATCGCGGCGGCCGTAGCATCTTGGCTAGCCGCCTCGGAACTGTTCCGCGCCAACACAGCCGCAAAGTCCGCCGCATAGCCGGCGCTGCCGCCGAACCACGCCTTCGATGCGTCAAGGAATGCCTTCTCGGCCGACTGCAGGCCGCTGGCGTCAGCAGTGTCGAACTGTCGCTTGGCCTCGGCGTACTTTTGCTCCGGAGACAACGTCGATGAGTCGCCGATCAGCAAGGCGTCGTTCAGCGCACGGAATGCTTTGGCGGCGTCGTGCGCCTTAGTGATACTGTCGGCGAGAGCATTGCCGAAGCTCTGCGTCGCAGCGGCGGCGGAGGCCTGTGCTTTCGCGATCGCATCAGCGGCAGCCTGGTCAGCGGCTGCGGCTGCCTGGGCTGCTGTTGCAGCAGCATCTGCCGCCGCCCTCTCATCCGTCAGTGCATAGATCCGCTCTTTGAGCGGGCGAAGGGAAGCGGCCATAGCGTCGAGCTCGACCTGACGCTGGCGTGCGGTCGCCTCTACAGCGGTGTGAGTCATGTCGTATATCTGGCCCTGCAAGTCGGCCTGCTGACCTGCCAAATTGGCCGCGGCAGCCTGCGCATCCTGTGCGGCCTGCACTGATGCTGCAGCGGTAGCCTCGGTCGCGGCTGCCGCCTGTGCAAACCCATCCTGCAATTGCATCAGCGCGGCATATTGCTTGGCGCCAGCGGCCGTGGACAGATCGAGCCCTTCCACCAACTGCTTAAACTGATCCTTGGTCGTGATCCCGGTGTAGCCCAAAACAGAAAGCTGCTCAGCGATCGGCTTCATCACTGCCGCGGCCTTTTCTGCGTCGGAGAGGTAGTTATTGGCGAACGAAGCGGTCTGCGACGCGAGCGCGTCGATACCACCGGCGGCCAGCACCAACTGCGCGCGGGCTGCCTCCGATGCCAGGCCGACCGCACCGAACGCTTCTGCGCCGGTTTTCCCGAACAGCTGCGCTACGGCATTGGTCGAGGTGAACTCGCCGGCCACGCGGATTAGCGCGGCGCTGGTGTTCTCGGTCGGTAGCTTCAGCGCCGCGATGTCCTGCAACGTTACCTTGACCCCGAACACAGCCTCACCAGAATCCTTCAGCGCAGCCCGGTATTTCAGCAGCGCCTCGGCCTCGGTTGCCAACTCGGACGATGTACCCTTAAAGCCCGCCTCAAGCGCCGACAGCCCCGGCTCCACGCCATCCAGGATGTTGTTGATCCGCTGAGCAAAGACGTAATCCAGCTGGCCGTTGGCGTTCTGATTCGATCCCTCCGGGCCTGTCTGAGCGGTGTAGGTCTTGCCAACCAGGTTCGCAGCAGCTGACGCCTTCTCGGAGGTAGTCATAAACTGCGCCAAAGCGTCATCCGTCTGGGATACCGTCTTGATGAACGACTGCACCGTTTCAGATTCGGCCGGCGTCCAAAGCGTCGATGCGACGCCGAAGGTTCCAAGCGATGAGGTGCCGGAACCTGCGATATATGCGTCGGTTTTCCCCTCGTTGCCGCGCTCGTTTATGCTGATGTTGCCGGCGGCATTGTCGTTGGCGAACTTCAGATGGGTGTTCTGCTCGGGACCATCGCCAGAGAGGGCGACATAGGCCAGTATTGCGGCTGCAGCTGCCCAGCCCCATGGTCCAAACCCGGCGGCCGTACCGGCTGCGGCATCCGCGCCACCGACAGCGACTGCGCCAGCCCCTGCGGCTCCCGCTCCAGCTTCCGCAGCGCCGGCAGCGACTGCTGCACTCGCGCCGGCGGCGGCCCCCGCTTCGGCGCCAGCCGCGCTGGCCGCAGTGGTCCACCCCTCAAACGATGCAAGCGTGCCGATTGCATCACCACCTGCGGCGCCGGCGAAATTGGCGGCGGCGACCGACGTTGGCGCCACCGAACTGGAGCCAGCCAGCCAACTGGCGACCGTACCCGAACCGGAGCCAAACAGCGCATTGCCAGCTGTCGACGCGCCCTTGTAAAGCGAGTTCGCGCTGCTGGCTGAGCTGGCTAAACCCAAGATGCCTGACCCAGCGCCGCCCTGGGCCTGCGCGGCGTTCGGGTTCAGGAACGAAGATATTGCACCAGTGACAGGCGACAAGATCGGCTGCAGCACGGCCTTGGCAAAAGCCAACTCCATATCACGAACCAACTTCTTGACTCCGTGGCCGCCGCCGTCGACGATGGCGCTGGCCAAGTCGTCGCCGATCTTTTTGTTGGCGCGGCTCCACTCCTCAGTGGCCTTCTTGGCTGCGTCGGCGTCAGCCTGGAGGACGGCGTTAGAACCGAGGATGCCGGCGAGTTCCTTTCGCGCGGCGATCTGGGCATTGATCTGCACCAGTTGCTCTTCGTAGATGCCGCGTGCTATGCCGTTCAAATCCTGCTGCTTGAGCAAATCTTCAATCGCCTTCGATTGGCTTTCCAAATCGGCCGTGGCAGCATCCTGCTGAGCCTGCATCAGGCGATCGATCTGCTCCTTCGTGTGGCCGATTTCCAGCGCGTGCTTCTTCTCCTTGGCGATCTGATCATCGATCGACTTCAGCGATGTCTGCCCGGCCTTGTCGAGCGCGGCAATCATATCGTCGTAGGCCTTCTGCTCGGCGGCCAAGACATTGGCGCCGTCCAGCGAGGCCACGCCATTCATGTCGGCGACGAATTTCTGGTAGTCGGCGAACATCTTCTGGAGTGTGCGATTGGAATCCGCCTCCTCCTTGGAGTTCTTGTTGTCGAAATTGGCAACGAGATCGCTTTCCTTGTCGTAGGCGGCGGCGGCCGCCTGCAAGTACTCAGCGCGCGCAGCCTCCCGGCCGGAGTAGAAAGCGCCATCCGACAGCCCGAACTTCGAGTGATACAGTTCGAGTTGCTTGATGCGCTCGTTGTACAGGCCGGTCTGCTCTTGGAAGTTCGCCTTCTCCAGCTCCAGTGCATAGTTAAGCTGCGCCGCTCGGTCGTCCACGGCCTTGTCGGCATACTTGGCGTTCGACGCGGCGACCAGCCGCGCGACATCGTCGGCCGTCTCCACGATCTGCTTGCCGTTTGACATGGCGTTCGCGTTGATGATCTCGGCATCCTTGCGGATCTTGGCCTCGGCGTCGGCGCGCAGTTCATCGCGGGTCTTCAGCCCGGTCTTAATCTGATCCAGATCCTTCTGGGCGGCGACAGCACGCAGATTGGCGAGGTCTTGCTCTGATTTTTGGTCCGCTGCAACTCGCTCGCGAACAGCTTGTGTCATGAGATCGTTGACGATCTTTACCTGCTTGACGATATCGGCCTGAATCTGATCGCCACCACCAATTCCAGGGCCAATACGTGCAAATTTCTCGCGTAGTTTGGCTAGCTTCGTACTTTCCTTTTCAATTTCCTCATTGACTGTAGGGAATGCGAATTTCCGCATCGACTCCCCCGCAGCATCAAGGATCATGGTCCACCCTTGGGCATTTTTCTGCCAGTAGCTGAGGTGCTTCGCATTCTCGTCCAGGCCGGCATTCATCAGGTTCATCGCCAAGATGACTGCCTGCTGGGAATTCCCCTCTTTTTCCAGTGTGGCGATGTGCTCGTACTGGGCGGCGCTGAGGAAGTGATACGACTTGTTCGCCGTCTCGGCCCAGGCGGTCACGCCGTTGCTCATCCCGTCAAAGAACTTGACGACATCCTCCGACGATTTGCCAGTCAGGCGCGCGAACTGCAGCGCACTTTCGCCGGTGGCCAGCATGGCGCCGGAGGTGAAGTGACCGGTGGCGGCCAGCCCCTCCAGGACTTCGGTGGCCTTGCGAACACCGCCGGTGGCCGAGGACTGGATGCTGGTTGACATCGAATTCAGGCTGTCGCGTGTGACGCCCGCGAAGTTGCCCGTGAGCTGCAGCGACTTATTGAACTCGTCAATCTCGCTGTGCATCTTGTACAGCTCGTAGCCGGTCAAGCCGATGACCGCGGCGAGTGCGCCAAGAGTCAGGCCGGCGGCCGAGAACAACAGCGACGCGGCATTCGTCCGCTCGGCGAGCACCAACAGCGAGCCGCCAAACTTGGAGTAATTCCCCTGGCTCATCTCGTGGGCCAATACGATCAGCTCACGGCGCGCGCCGGCCGTGGACAGGCTGAATTGCTCGGTGTGGGCGCCCGCCTTCTTCGCCTCTTCGCCGTAGGCGGAAGCCGCATCTTTCATGCCGGTCAACCGTGCATTCAGTGCCTGCACCTCGCCGCCAACGCCGGCCAAGTTGGCCTTGTACTGGATCAGCTGTTGATCGGTCATGCCGAAGGTAGCGATCTGCTCTTTCAGGGTGGCGATCAGCGCCTTGCCGGCTGCGTTGACGTTCCCCGTAGACGTGGTGACGCCAGCCCATGCGTTGGTCATTTCCTGAGCCGACTGCTTCACGGTCGCAGTGGTGCCGGCGAGATCGGATTTCAAATCGGCGGTGTTCGCCGACAAATTCACGATCAGCTGACCGACTGTAACTGCACCTGGCATATCAAACTCCCAATTAAAACGGCCTGCCGGGGTGAACCGGTCGGCCTACTTTTGCGCTGTGCGCCACGTGTTGAGCGCCGCGCGCTCCATCACTTTTATGCCTTGAAAAATCTCAGTGGTCTGCTTCTTCTTGACGCCGGCCGCAACCAGTTCCATCTGGAACGTCGTGAAGTCCAAGCCGTCGCGCTGCGGCGTCATACCGGGAATCCAGCGCCACTGCGTCGCCATCGACATGAAAATGCTGAAGGTTCGGGCGTTCTCCGGCCACACTTCGAACTGCGCCGGCTCGTCGTCCTGACCTACCCATTCCGCAGCTGCGTCAGGGTCGACTCCGAACAGCGCCAGGTCGTCCTCGACGCCTGCGCCGTCGTCCTTACCGCCGCGCGCCCAGAACGCGGCGGCGTCTGCTAGTTTTTTGTGCGGGCACCGACGTTGATTTCGTTGATCGCGGTGTTGATGCCGCGCAGTAGGCTCACGCCCAGCGAAGTACGCGCCACGGCCAGCAGGTTGTCCTTGCTGAACTGGACCGGGACCTTTTCCTCGTCCACGACGCCCTTCCAGTCGGTCATGAAGTTCATGATGCGGTCGACCGAGACAGCCTTCCAAGCGTTGACGGATTCCTCGCTGCCGTCCTCGGCCGGCGCCGCGGCGCGCGACTCGGCGGCAATCGCGTCCTTGGCGTCGTCGTCCAGCAGGTTGAAGGTGCCAGTGAATTCGAACTTGCTGATCTTGCCGCCATCGGCCGGCACGTCGACTGTGATGGGCCAGGTGATGGACTTTGGCTTGCTGGATGGGATGATGAACATGGGATAACCTTTCGCGGGTGAATGAGTGCCCGTGCCAGCCGCCGCGCCCGCGAAGGCGACAGCGACCGGCCGGTGCTGGGGTGGCTTGCGCCGAAACTTCAGGGTTGAATTACTGGATGCAGATCGTGATTTCGTCGTTGCCGATGACAGGGATCAGGTCGGCCTTGGTGCCCAGCATCGTGATGCCGTCCTTGTCGCTGTATGCCGGCGTGGTCAACTGCATGGCGGGGGCGTCGATCTTCACCTTATTGCCGGCCGCCGTGCCGTGGGTCATGGAGAAGGCGCCGAGCGTCACGTTCTTGATCTGGGTCCACCAGTCTTTCGCGGCGACAGTGGTGGCCTCCTGGGTGATCGAGCCGGAAGGCTTGCGGTCGGTCAGGACGACGTTCTCGGAGCCGCCGACCAGCGACCGGAAGACGACCGTATTGGCGAGATCGAACGAAAAGTCGCTGCCGACAGCGGCGGAATAGCCGGCGACGACCAGGCTCGAGGTGTTGGTGTTGTTGATGGCCAGCGGCTGCTGGAATGCCGACAGCGTGACGGCCGGCATGGTGACGTCGGTAGGCGTCAGGAACAGGCCGGTGAACGTGAAGCTGAACATCGGGATGCCCTGCGCCGATGCCTTGATGGCGACAGTGCCACGTGAGCCTAGCAGGATGTGGCGTACGGAGTCCACGTTGCAGTAGATGGCGATCGACTCGAACGCGGACGAGACCGGCTGGTAGACAACCTGCTTGGGTATGTTGTAGACGCTGGTCACGTCGGTCGGAGTGGCCCATGCAACGGTCATGGTAGCGGTCTTGGTCGAGCCAACGTAGGACTGGACCACGCCAGACTGGCCCGATCCGGTGCCGCCAGTGATGTAGACGGTCATGCCGACGTAGGTGCCGTCCGTCGCCGATGCGCCTGCCGCGAATTGGATGGTGCTCGCGCCGCCGGCGGCGGCAGTGCCGGTGAGCGCCGTACCCAGCAGGGTTTCCGACATCGCGCACGCGCGCAGCAGCGGGCCATAGCCCGGTGCGGTGCCGGCGACGCCGGATCCGGCCACCTCGACGTCGAAGGATACCTTGGCGTAGATAGCTGCCAGCACGGACGGATTATTGCCCAGGTAGGCCTTGATGTTGTTGCGCTGCGCCAGGTTCATTTCCATCGGCGAGACGGTGATGTTGCTCATCAGGATGGCGTTGGCGCCGCCAGTCGGAACTGGGTCCACGCCATACGTGGTTTCGATCTTGGCCAGAATGGCGCGCTTACGGAAGAGAAGGCTCATTTTTTCTCCGGGGTCGGGGTGGATTTGTCAACCGGAGTAGCCGGGATGACGGGCGTAAAAAAACCCGCCGGGGCGGGTTGGTCTCGTGCTGCTGGTTCGTCGGGCGGCGCTGGCGCGCGCGAGGGCGGTGCCTCCTCGGTGCGCTGGATCAGCTTGCGCTGGCCATCGGCGTCAATGGCGTAACTGCCGCCCTGCCCTGCATATTCGTTTTCCATCAAACAACTCCTTCAAGTGCGCGGTATTTCACAAGGTAGGTGGCCTGCGTGATGCCGGCCGCTGGGTTTTCCACATCGATGGCGCGGTTGACCTGGCCGATTGAGATATCGATGGCCAGGCCGCCGAGCGTGCGGTCGACATATAGCGCCGCGTGCGCGGCAGCGCGCGTTGGCTCGGGCGCCAGCTTCGGCACCGGGCCGTCGGCGCCGATCATTAGCGTCACGGTCAAGTCCCAATACACGTAGGAGCCCACAACCGGCTGGCAGATCTCATCGCCGCAGTCGACAACGATGCATGGCTTGGTCTCGAAGCTGAACAGCGCCTCGGTATCCTCGCGCACGGTCAGGCCGGCGCCGGTCAGCACCGCAGCGATTGCAGCAACGATGCTCTGTGTCTTGGTCGTCATGCGGGATCTCGGTAGTGAATGCGGAACGTGCAGTGGTTGAAGTAGGTCTTCGTCGGCGGGTCGTACATGTCGACGTCATCGGTGTAGAACGTGTCGTCCACGTAGACACCGCCGACCGTCTGCTGCCGCTGGCGGTCCATGGCGGCGCGAACCTGCTGGACGATCGCCGCAGCGTCGCTACGCGTTCTCGCCCAGCTGGAAATCTGGAAAATTGCCGTCATCAGCGGCGGGTCGGCCACCGCGCCGCGCGCGCTCGATCCGCTCAGCTTCTGGCACGTGACGGAAGGCAGCGTCGGGCTGTCGGGCATGACATCTGGGTAGATTCTGACGCCCACAAGCGCAGTCAGGCCGGCCGCCCGCTTGAGCAGTCCCACTACGGCGATGTGTCCGTTCATCCGACGATTCCTGCAAAGTTATTGCGCACGGTCTCAACCAGCGTATCGAGCGCCTGCTGGCCTTTGTCGGCCGCCGCAGGCGCCATGTACGGGTGCGCTGGCGTGTTGGACTCGGAAACTTGACGCTGGTAGGCCTTGAATCTGCGCGTGCCGAACAGGGCGTCGTGCATCTTGCGGTTGATGTGGCCCTTCTCGACCCAGAGCGCGTAGTACGGCGAGTCCGGGCCGAATTTCTTGACCTGGGCGGTGGTCAGTGTGCCGGCCACCACGTTGAAGACGACGCGATCAGGCGTGCCGCGCCGCTGCACCGTGCGAATCGACGCTTTCAGGGCGCCGGACAGCTGGTCCTCGGGCGAAACAGGGACTAAATTCGCCTTCGCCTCGTCCTTGATGATGTTCGCGGCTTGGCGCAGGCCGGCGGCCAGCGCATTCTTGGCCAGACGCGGCGCGATGGCGTTCAGCGACGCGGTCATGGCTTCCATGCCGGTTACGACGAGATCAGCCATCGTTAGGCCCCTCCAGGCACGTCAATTCAATGGTGCGGTGCAGCTCATCGATATCGCGCGCCGAAGAGATATTGAAAATTCGGGTGCCATACAGGCAGCGCATCGCCGCCATTGCCTTCGGGTTGGCGAATTGCGCCTGATACCTGATCTGGATTAAGTGGCTGATTTCGGTGTTGGCAGCTGCGGCGGCGAACATCTCGCGCCCACTCAGGGGCTGGATGTCCGCCCATACCGTCGCAACGTCCGTCCAGTCCAGAACCGGCTGATTCAGCGCGTCGAAGCCAGCGCCGTGCGCTTGAATCGTCAGGCGGCGACGCAAATTCCCGGCGCGCATCAGTACACACTCGGCAAATAGGGATCGAGCAGGCCGTCGACGTAGGGCAACAGTTCTACCTTCCCGCGGTTGAGGATGGCCACCTCTTCGCGGTTTTCATACAGCGAGCCGACGCGCAACAGCATCCAGCTACGGATTCCTTCCGGCACCACACCGATGAAGTTGCGGCCGGAGCCGTCGTCGGTGAACGTGATCGCCGCGCCGGCCAGGTCGGTCAAGGTATAGGCGCCGCTCACAGCTGTGGCAACCAGGTAGGTGTTGTCGCCGTCCAGTGGGGCGGGCAGCGCGCCACCGCTGTTGTAGAAGCGCATGCGCGCGCCCACTGCCCACACCACAGGGCCAGAAGCCTTGATGTGCGTGGCGTCGCTCACGTGCGTTACCGTCATCGGCGATGCATAGCCGGCATCGTAGGTCACAATCACCGAACCGATTTGCGGCAACGGGATAGGCCAGATCTTGCCGAAGCACGGCGTGATGATGGCCGGTTCCATGGCAGAATTCACGACGTAATCGGTCGGCGGCATCGTCTGCAACACACCGGCCATGTCGACGTACTGGATCGAAACGACATCAACCACCGGCGAGCGCGGCAACTGGATGGCGTAGCCTGGAAGATTGACAGCATTGGGCAGCGCTGGGTAGGCGCCACAGGGAAACCGGTCCAGCACCAGTTGGAATCGAGCATGCAGCAGCTGGCGGCGAGTCTTCGACTCGACGGCCTGGCGCGCGGCCACGATCAACGACTTGATCTTGCTGTCGTCGGCGGAATCATCCACCCGGCGGTCGTTCTTCGCCTCGATGAGATGAATGGGCTCGCCGGACGGTTGGATCAAGCAGATTTCGGGCATTTTTTATCCTGGAGATGCGCCCGGCCGAAACCGGGCGCGTGGCGTTACACCAGCTGAGCGACGGCGGCCTGGTTAAGCGCGGATGCGGGCAGGAAGCGCGCGTTGTTGCCGATCAGTGCAGCATTGAAGATCGATGCGGCCGTGCCGACGGTGACCGACAGCGCCACATAGGTGAAGCCGTTGTTGACGTCCAGGTCTTCGCTGCGCGCCTCGATCATGGCCTGCTTGTTGTCACCGGTCGCTTTGACGATTTGGGTGATCGCCTTGCCGGTGATGTCCTTGGCGCCGGTGCCCGACGAATCGGTAGCCTGGCGCAGCTTGGCGTCGATGGTCGCCGAGGCGCCCAGAACGCCGGTCTGGATCAGGGCGGCGATCGAGTGGAAGTTCGCCATGGAAACCCAGCCGGAAACCACGGTGCTGGCCGCGACGCTGGCAGGATCCAGGGTCGCCAGGATAGCGACGCGCTCGTTAAACTTGGTGTTCGGATTCATGTCTGTTCCTTATGGAGTGGTAGGTGCGGAGGGCGGCATGGCCGCCCATTTGCGATTAGCGGGCGCCCAGGGTGACGAAGTAGCTCCGGGTGTTGGTGCTCTTGCCGGTAGGCGGGGTGATCGGCGCCTGCATGATCGGCTGGCCGTCCATGCGGAAGATGAAGCGGAACGCGGTGGCATTGGCGTCGAAGTACAGGTGCATCGACGTGTCGGTCTGGATCCCGCCGGACTTGGTGATCGTACGGTAGCCGGACAGCGCGACCAGCGACAAGTCGGACTGCGCGCTGAAGGCAGCGGCATGCTCCGACAGGATCAGAGGGCGGCCGTTCAGCGTGCCGTCGTAGGAATCGCGCAGGCCGGTGCCTGGCGGCAGGAAGATCGGCAGGTTGCCGACGGTCATGCCTTCCAGGGCTGGCAGGATGTCGGGGTTACCGATCCACACGGCGTTCTTCAGTTCGCCGGTCTTCAGGCGGCTGCGCATCTTGGAGATGTTTGGCTGCAGCAGCGTGCTGGCGCCCTGGCCGGACTCCTTGGCGACGACCACCAGCGAGTTGCTGTTCAGGCAGCCCATCGGTTGGCCGCCGCCGGTGCCGAACAGGATTGACTCGTTGGCCTTCCACATGATGTGGTCGCTGGCCAGCGGCGACAGGTAGCTGCCCAGCGCTGGCGCATCGTCCATCAGCTCGTTGGTGACCGGGATCAGCACCATCAGCTCTTTCAGACGCAGCATTTCGGTGCCCAGGTTCATTTTGCTGGCGGTACCGGCAGTGCCTTCGCCCTTCCAGTACGCCTGAACGCCGGCGCCACCCCATGGGGTCGTTTCATCTTTCGGGAAGACCATCGAATTGCCCGACACTTCAGTGTTGGCGGTCATCGGGATCAGCGAGCCCTCGCCCAGCGACAAGCGCCAGATCTCTTTCGAGAACTCGGCAGGGATCAGGAAACCGCCATCGGCGCCGGCACCCTCATTGCCGTAGGTGCCGGGGGCGGCGGCGCCGATCAGCAGGCGCTGGTCAACAGCGCGGCCAGTGCTTTGGGCCGTGGCCGCGCCTTTTACCGCCTTGAAGAACTCGCCAGCCGACTTGAAACCGGCTTTCGGGTCGGCCGCAGCATTCTCGGTCACGCTGATGCGGGCGTTGTCGGCGATGTGGACGCCGTCCGACACATCGGCCGCAGCCAATTCCTGCGCGCGGGCGATGCGCGAGTCGTAGCTGGAAGCTTCCGCCATGGCGGCGTCGTACGCCACCTGTTCGTCGGCGCTCAGGTCGCGGTCAGCTGCTGCTGCTACGTCGTTGATGCCCTTGGCCTTGGCAACCGCAGCCGCTTTTTTCTGTTGCAGGATACGAATGGTCATGGTTTTCTTTCTCAGAAATGAAAAAACCCGCTCGGAGGCGGGTGCTGAATTGCTGCTGGGTTGCACAAATCGACCGATGGGCCGGGACGCCGCAGATCGATGGACCGGCGGCGGCGGGCCTGTGCTGGCCCAAAATGGTTAGAAATCAGATACTGGCGAGGTCCAGCGCGCGGCGGCGCGCGGCGGCGCGGGCAGCATGATTCACTTCTGTTGCCGCAGGCGCCACGACCTCAACTTGCAGCGCCGCCGGCACTTCTTCGGCGACTGCCGGCGCCACGATGGTCGTCGCCTGCGTACCCCCCGACTTGATGGCTGACTTCAGGCGCGACACCGCGCCATCGAAAGTGTCGATGGCGTCGATCATGCCGGCCGCCTGCGCATCGGCCGCCAGCAGGCAGCGGCCTTGGCCCATACCGTCGCGCACCTGCGCAATCGGCGAGCCGCGCCCTTTCGATACAGCCTGAGTGAAGGCGCTGTAGTAGCTGTCGATCTGGGACTGGGTAAAGGCGCGGGCCTCGTCGCTCAGCGGGCCGTATTGGTTACCCTCCACCTTGTACTTGCCGGCGCTGATGAATTCCTGGCTCACGCCGGCCTGCTCCATGGCCTTGCTCAGGTCGATGTGCTGTGTGTAGACGCCGATGCTCCCGGTCATCGAGCCTTTGACGGCGATCAGCTGCGAGCAGGCCGAGCCGATCCAGTACGCGGCCGACGCGCACAGCGAATTAACCAGCCCATAGACCGGCTTGACGCCGCGCGCGGACATGATCTCGTCGTACAGGTCGGCCACACCGAATACCGAGCCGCCGGGCGAGTCGATGTCAATCAGGATGCCGCCAACGGAATCGTCGGCCATCGCGTCGCGGAAGGCCTGCGTGAATTTCTGGGTGCTGGTGCCGCCGTCGCAGATCTCGTCGATCATCGACATGCGTTGGCTGACAACCCCATAAAGGGGCAGCACGGCGATGCCGCCGCCGGCACCGGCGTTGTTCTTCTGCCGTGTGGCGCGCGCAGCCTGCAAGGCGTGAATATCGGCCAGCACTTCGGGCGACGCATCCTTGCCGGACACCCAATTCTGGAGCACGGCCGACATGCGCGCCATGTAGGCCGGCTCAAGCGCCCAATACTGGTCGGCGATGGCCGACATGATGCGGATTTTGTTCATGCTTTTCCTTCGATGGCGAGGCGTTCAAGTTTGCAGCGGGCGATTTCCGCGAAGTCACCGGTGTCCATCGCCCCGTAAGCATCGGCAGCTATCCGCGCCTGCTCTGCGCAGTAGGTGTTTGCCGCGGCGGCGCTGACGCCCAGTGCCGCCGCAACGAACGCCGAGTGCGTCGTGTAAGCCCGTGCCAGCGCATCACCACCATCGCGCAGCGCCCGGGTCGCCACCTCCACCTCGCGGCGCGCGATGCGTTCGGCGGCGGCGCCGGCCAGGGCGAGCAGGCGGTCATCTGGCAAAGAAAAACCCGCCGAAGCGGGTTTCTTGGATTTGGTGTCCTCGGGTGGATTTACCGGAGGCGCGTCGATGGCACCAGCCCCGGTGGGACCTCCATCTTCAGCCTGCAATTCGTCAGCATCGCTGTCCGAAATCATGTTCAGCGGGCGCAGCGGCTCATCGAGGCCCGGCAGCGGGTTGTAAGATTCGGCGATGCGCGCCTCGTTGCGAGTCAGCCAGCCTCCCATGATGCCCTTGTTGTAGTACAGGGACCGGGCTGCCGAGTCGCCGCGCAGCAGCGAAATCAGCGGAAACTCGACCTGCAGCGTGTCGTCCTCATGGTCGATGAAGTTGAAGCGAATCGCCTCTTCCCAGCAGTCAACCCACGGCTCGATGTCATCGCATACCGAGTCCAGCGACTGCATCTCGATGTTCGAGAAGGTGGCCTTCTCCAGGTCGCCGATCTTGTGCGGCCGCACGCCGAACATGCGCGCGATGTCTGAGACGGAATACTTGCGCGATTCGATGAACTGGGCATCGCCGTTGCTTATCACTGGGCCGGGATTGTATTTCAGCCCGAATTCAAGCACGGCGACTTTACCCTTGTTAGCGCCACCTTGTTGTTGCTGCCATGATTCAGCAAAGAGGCGGCGCGCCTCGGCATCTTTGAAGTTCCCAGGGTGCTCGATCCAGCCACCTGTCGGCGAGGCGTCATTCTGGAAGAAGCGAGTCCCGTAGTTCTGGGCGGCGATGGCGCCGGCCAGCGCATTGCGCGCCAACTGGATCGGGCTGTAGCCCATGATGCCGTCGCCGGACAGCCCTTTCAGGTGGAACATGTCCTGGCGCGCCACCAGCGTCTCGGTGCCGTCGTTGTTTTTGATGCGATAGCGCCAGTTGGTGTCGCCCAGCATTTCGGCCGTCACGCGGTCCGGGTGGATCGGGATCAGGTCGGTGACTTCACCGCGGCTGTTGCCAAAGATCCGCGCAAAGGCGTTGCCGCGCAGCGCCAGGTGCCCCTGCATCATCGCGCGGAACTCGGACGGGTTCTGGAACTCGTTCGGGCGCCGCGCGAACAGCCGGTAGAGCCAATGCTTCTTGATCTGCTTCTTGCCGCCGTCGGCGCGCTCTTCGTACATGACGAAGGGCAGCTTGGCCACGGTGCGCGACAGGTAGTTCACGCACGCGTAGACCGCCGTCAGCTGCAGGGACGAGTCGGCCGTGACGTTCATTCCGTTGAACGGCACTGGACTAAACCAGAACGAGCCCCATGGCGAGCGGTCGCCGCTGTCGGCGCTGGGTGCGGATAGGAACATTTAGCCCTTCCGGGACAGGAAAGCGGCGGTCAGCGTCAGGCCGATGACCAGCCCCCCGACGACAACCATGGCGGCCGGCACGCTGACCATGCCGACGCCGGCGCCGATCAGCGCCAGGCCGGCGGCCATCGAAGCGTTGTAGGTAATTGCATTCATGTCATACCACCAATAAAGTGTAATCGTCAGGCATCTGCGGAGTTCCGTCGCCGGACATCGCGCGGCCGATACCCATGATCGCCGCCACAATGCCGTCAATCTTCTGCTCGGGCTTTTCTTTGCGCGGGTAGATGTTGTCCTTGGCGTCCAGCTTCGCGACGACGTTCGACGCCATCCAGGTCAGCACCGGATTGCCGTCGTGGTGCAGACGGCCGGCCTTGACCGCGCTTTCCATCTCTTTCATCGGCAGGCTCATGGTATTGACCAGCTGTCGGTACTCCACCAACTCGGCACCGTCCTTCATCAGCTGCTGCGCCATGTGCGCCGCGCGCCAGGGATCGAAGGCAACCTCGACCGGCTGATATGCCGCCAACTGATGTTCGGTGTGCTCGCGAATCAGGTCGTAATCGATTTCGGCGCCATCGTGCTGCTCGAGGAAGCCCTCGATCACCCACTTGCGGTAGGCGTCCCGGTTTTTCGGGTCGTTCTCGATTGCGTTCTCAGGCAGGAAGTATTTGCCGAAAAGGTAATAGTGGTCCTTGCCGTCGATCCGCTTCTTGAAAACCTGCATGACCACGCAGACGTCCGACGTGCTGGCCAGATCCAGCGTGAGCCAGTTCTCGCAGCCAGCGAACTGCTCCGGCCGCAGCGTGTAATCTGCGCAGCGGTTCCAGTCGAGGATGTTTAACCAGGCCGACTTCGCCGAGCACCACACGTTCAAGTGCTTGGTCTTGAACCGGGTCTGCTTGGCAGCGCTGTTCACCGCCTGGCGCTGCTGGCTCAGCAAGTACTCGGCGTCGACCGAGACGCCCATGTTCGGGTTCGCCTTGCGCAGCGCCTTCGGATCGTCCCAGGCGTCGCCGTCGTCGATCGTGTACATGATGGCGAAGAGCTCGTCCTCGACCATCACGCCCTGCAGCACCTTCTTGCAGTCCGTCTCCTGGTCGTAGCACGGACCGGCGATGTTGAAGCCGGCCGTCGTGATCTCAACCATCAGCGGCTGGTCGCGGGAGCCCATACCGGTCTCCATCGTGTCGACCAGGTCGGACGTGTCATGTTCGTGGTATTCGTCCACGATGGCGCAGGACGGCGATGAACCATCGCCCGGCTTGCCGATGACCGGCTCGAACCGGCTGCCGTCCTCCGGCGTGACCAGCATCTTGGCCCAGACCTCGGCGCCGATCAGCTCGCGCAGCTCCGGCGTGCGCTCCACCATCTGCTTGGCCGGGCGGAACACCTCCCATGCCTGCTTCTCGGTGGTCGCGCCCGAGTAGACCTCGGCGCCGAATTCGCCGTCGGCAGCGAACATGTACAGCCCGACGCCGGCGGCGATGATCGACTTGCCGTTCTTCCGCGGCACGGCGATGTAGGCCTTGCGGAAGCGGCGCCGGCCGCATTTCGTCTTCTTGACCCGATGCTTCCAGCCGAACAGCACGCAGAAAATGAACGACTGCCACGGCTGGAGAACGATCAGCTCCTTCTTCTGCCCCCACTTTCCCTTCGTGTGCGGCAGCATCTCGATGAACTGGCAGACCAACTCGGCCGCGTCCGGGTCGTAGATAAACTTCGCGCGCTGCGACTTGTTTGCCACCAGGTCGCCCAGGTGACGCTTGCACGCCAGCTGCACCCAAGTGCACGCCAATATCTTGCCGGCGACGACATCTCGGGCATATTTGTTGGCTGCATTGACGTGTGGGTGTTCCATCTATTTCATGCAGCGCCCTTCTTCTTGATCAGTTTCGCGAAGGGGTTTGCAGGCTCCTCTTTTTTGGCGCCGGCGACCTTGGACCGATCCGAGGGCGTCATGCCGAAGCGCGCCAGCAAGGAGTCGAGCCGGGCCAGCTTGGCAGCCGGCATGTCGATCGGGTCAGAACGGAAGTTCGCCAGCAGGACGGCAGCAATTTCAACCGCAATTCCGTCGGCATGGCACAGCACGCCCGCATGGCATTGCGATGTGATCACGTTCCAGGCGTCGGCCTGCTCCGGGCTGAAGTAGTCCGGCGCCGGGCCGAGGCCAGTCGCGACCTCCGGCTCATCCTCGCGTTTGCGCTGCGGGTTTTTCTTGTAGGCGCCACGCATTTCCAGAACGTTGGTCGGTGTGCGTGGTCTTGCCATCTTGCAACCTCTTGGAAACACGAATTTTGTGGAAATAAAAAAAAGCTTGCATAGCCGGTCTTTTCGACGGTCGGCCGCAGGGATTTGCATCCCCCTCCCCCCCCGGGGAATGCCCGGCATGCCATCCATCAGGCCAGCCATGGTTCGATCATGACCGTGTCCGATGCCTGAGCAGCCAGCAGCGCAAACACGCTCAAACCGCGTTCTGACGCTCCCTGTTGCCTACTTGCTTTTCGACCGTTCCCATTCAGCGACGAGGCGCGGATCATGCCGGGCTGGAGGCGGGGTTGGCGCCGGTGGCACTCGCTGCATCTCCGGAACGCTGATGCCCCAGCCGAGGACACGGGCACGCGTGTCGTATGGGCTAGACTTCAGCGGCTTGCATTCGGCTGCGAGAGGCGGCGGGTTTCGAAGCGGCGGGACTTGCCCCAACCGCGACCAGACCACGGCCGAGATGTGCGCAGCGCAATGGCGGCAGGTTCTGGCTGCGGCGATGTCTGCCTCGAACCCATGCACCACCCAGTCGTGCCCGACGATCATGCACTTGATGCGCTTGAGGTTCATCTTCCCGCCTTCTCTTCCGCCTGCTTCACGCCGTCGTGGCACAGCTTGCACATCGACTGCCAGTTGTTCTCACTATCCCAGAACAGCGCCTTGGCCCTTGCTATCCTCGCCTCATCGCCGCTATCGATCGCTTCCTTCAGCTTGTGAGCGATGATGTGATCGACCACGTTGGCCGCTTGTACCCGGCCGGCACGCATGCAGTACACGCACAGCGGGTACTTGCGCAGCCATGCAGCGCGCGCCCTGGTCCATGCGCTGGTGTAGCCGCGCTCCTGCGCAGTGCCGCGCTGCTCGTCCTCATCCTTGCGCTTAGCCTTGAGGTGCTTGTCGCAGTAGCCTGGCTCAGCGATGGTCTTGCCGCATCCAGCTTGGCGGCAGATGGATTTGGCTCTGGCGGGCACTTATGATCGATGTGTTGCAACAAGTGAAATAGATTGTTATATTGGTAACTCAAACATAACCCGGAGTAACAAATGAATCGACTATTCGGCTTCTCGGCAATGATATTGATGCTGCTGCTGTCTTCCGCCGCCAACGCACAAAACATTAGGCAACTCACAGGCGACACGGTTGCGGTGGCCTACTTCTTTGGCAATGACCGTGAGGCCGTAGATTTGGCGGTTCCGGGCGTGGTCATCCAGGAGGGGACAACGTTCCATCTGGATCTCATGGGATTCGACGTCACTGTGACACCTACGCAGATCATCGCTCACAACTTTTCGACCGAGGCGAAGTGGGGCGACAGCGCCATCAATGGCTTTGCGGTCTACGACCAAACGCACCTATTCGTCGGGCTGGCCAGCTACGACGCATCTTCCACTATGGCCGGACTAACTCCGCGAAGGCTCAACTATTCGCCGTATGTCGTCTTCATAAATTGGCCATCACTGTCATTCGATCCACAAACGATCGTCGCTGTAAATGTTAACCAAGTTCCAGAACCAACTACATACATCATGCTGGCGGCTGGCTTGGCACTTATCGCATGGCGCCGCAAGATGACTGTGAAGCCTTGTGTTTAAGTCGATTTGTAGATGCTGTTGAGCGCGGACAAGAATTGCAATTCCGCACCTCGATTGCCAGTAGGTTCATCGGGACGGAAACTGGTTTTACTGCGGGAGACGCCGCCGATCGTGGCATAGTCAGTCCCGGTCAATGCCGGGAAATCCCAGAGTAATGCGAGTTGGATGCCCGCTGACATAATTGCAGAGGCTACGCGCTCTTGCTGTTGTGCAGGTAAGCGGCCGACGCTATAGTCCTGCGGGATGCCAAACTCGCCAACAATGACCGGCTTCCCGGCGGCAGCGCACGTATCTTTCACGTTGCGCAGGAAATATTCGTAGCCCAGGAAGTCTGAGTTGTAGTACTGGCCGTTGTTGAAGGTGGCGTACGTGTGGATACATGCGACGTCCGTCTTCTCGTCGTCGAGCATGTCCTGCATCCAGCGCGAGAATTTTTGGGTCACGATACGATTGCGATAACCTTGATTGCCAGACGTCGTGGCGCGGCTCGCTGTGGTGCCGGACCAAGCCGGGGAGTTGTCCAGCGCCTTCACATTTTGCTGGAAGGCGGTCATGGCATTGTGGACCGTTTCGATAGTCCCAGAGTCGTTCGGATAAACCCAAGCAGCCGGCGTGCCCAGGTCGGTGTTGATGCTGAAGCCGTTTGTCGGGTCCGGGGCCTGCGAGCTAGCGTACTGACCAGCATTGCCGATCGTGCCATCATATTCATTACCGAATTGCCACATGGCGATCGCCGGCGAATTCTTGTAACGATTGACCAGGCTGGTCTGCACGTCCAGCATGGCCAGCCTGGTTTGGCTGGTGCTCGATGCGATGGCACTCAGCCCCTCTCCGTACACCGGGGCGATCTGGGCTGGGTCGAAATGCAGAGACGGGATCAGTAACATCCCCTTGGCTTCGCAGATGGCGATCATCGCATCAAATGCGGCCAGGTATCCGGCCTTCGCCTCGATCCAGCTTTTCTGGAACAGCAACGGGCGGTTACCGAATGCGGCGAAGCGTACGACACGGAAACCGTAGCTCAACATCAAGTCGCAATTCGCTGCCACATTGGTCTGGTACGTGATCGGGTTCCCTGACGTGGGCACCAACGAAGAATTCGTGTTGGAGAGCCAGCGAATCAGGAAATCTGGGCAGTTCAGGCCAAATTCTCGAACCGGCACGCCGCGGTGCATCAGCACAGAGCCATTGGTATAAAAAGCTGACATTTGTGCGCCCTTTAGATATTGGTAAAACTGAGCGCGACGTCAATGTCGCTCACCGTCCCGAATGCAGTAGTACCCGCACGGGTCAAAACCGCATAAATCGAACCGCTGGCAGCACCGGAAAACATCTTGTCGATCTTGTCCGCGGCCCAGATGGTGTGGGTGCCGAGACCACTCGCCGGAGTTAGCGTGTAGGATGCGACCAATTTGCTGAAATCGGCGATGTTTATGTTTGGGGCGGCCTTGTCGTTAAGAGTCGACGCTGATGGGCTGGCAGAGAAGAGCCACAACGTCAGATTGTCGGATTGCGTGCTCTTGCATGCGACGCGAACCGAGCGGAGCAGTGCGAGTCCACGCGGCCCCAGTACAGCCGCAAACGTCATCACACCGCCGACGACGTTGCCGGCGGTGTAGGCCGACGTTGAAACAGGCGGAGCCACTGCCACTAGGGAGCCGCCAGTTGTGAATACCGATCGCGTCCCAGGGGCGATGGAGAGTGATGCGGAGATATCCTGTTCACCAAGGAATGGTGGGAACTGGCCTAGCGTCTCGTCCGTGGCAAGCGTTACCGAGACACTGTTCGCACCAACCTGAGGCCCCTTAGCCAGACGAGCGATGAGGCTTGCGATTAACGTGGAAATGTTTGGCATGTGTTCGCCTTACGGATAGGTCAAACTGGTGCGGTTGTCCCAAACGTTGTCGTAACTCACGTCGCCGTCCGCGTACTTGAACGTCTGCGCGGTGCCGCTGGTGCTCATGCGTTGGATCTGCCAAGATCCAGCCGAAGTGAGCGTGCCAGGTGATGCGTTGCCGAAGTAGGTGTTGCCGTCGGCATTCGTATCGACGATCTGGACGTTTGCGGCGTCGAATGTTTGACCGGGCATGGAGACCTCAAATAAAAATGCCGCCAGCGCATGGATGCGGAGGCGGCGAAGGACCGGCGCGAGCCAATCGGGAGACACTGGGAAAGGCAGCGAGGCTTAGTCTCGCCCTGGACGATCAGGTTGGCGCGCGGCCGGTAGCATATGCCACCCTAACTGGCGCCGAATTTCTTCTAGGGAGGGCGGCGGCTCCAGCGGCGCGTGCGTGCGGCGCTCCATGTACTCGCGGACGGTTTCTTTCGTCGGATGCGTGGTATTGGTCATGGTGCGCCGCCGGTGCTTAGTCCGGCGCCTCGGTGAAGGTCACGTAGTACTTCTTGCCAGGCTGGAGCTTGTCAATTAGGGCCTGGTTGCGGATCGTCGCATCGAAGCGCGCCTGCGGCGTCTGCTTGCCGAAGATCGCATTCTCAGACGCCACTTGCTTCTCGGTCGAGCCTTCCCACACTGCGCCGAATTCCACCTTCACCATCGGCTCGGACTGGTTGGCGAAGCGATGCTCGGAGAGAGCGTTCAGCGTGAGCTTGCAAACCATAATTTGTTCGGTTGCCATATTCACCTCTATTTTTGGATGCCCGTGCGGGCGTAGAGGGGTTGGTCTTGCGATCTTGCGCCCCAAAGAAAAAGCCACCGCATGGGTGGCTTCGGGATGCTCCAGCGCTATCTGCGAAGTGAGCGATTCGGCAGAGTCAATTTTTCAGACTACCAAAACTGAGGCTATTTTCGCCCAAAGTGTAAAGGCATGTCACGGACTATTATGTCTAAGGCGCCCTTTACACAAATCCGGCTTCTGTCAGCACTTCGGACTCGGGGTCACTCCCCGCCGTGACATGCGCTTTTTTGAGGCTCTGCGCCAGAACGAAGGCCCGGCGCGCAAACGACTTCACGCGGTTATAGTAGGTCGGCCGGCTGATGCCCAGCTGGTCGGCCAGGCGCTTCACGTTGTCGGCCTGCTCGACGTAGTAAAGGTTGAAGCACACCATCGCGTCGCGGTGCTCCTTCATGTCGGCCAGCGTGTGGATCGCCATGTTGAAGAACTGCATGTCGGGATTGTTGCGCGCGTTCGGCGGCAGACCCGTTTTGCTAGGCTGCATCGCGGCCAGTACCGACTTGCCTCCCGGGGCGATGTAGTAACGGCGCGTGTAGCACCAGTGCACCCAATCTAGGCAGTATTGATTTAGCAGGCGATCATCCATAGTCATGCTCCAGTTGTAAGGCCAAAAGTTAACACAGTCCGCCGAGAAAGTAATGGGTGATCCATACAACTATCGCCATTTTTTATTCACCTTGGGCGGCTTGGGCTTCTTTCGCGGCGGTCGGGCCTTCTCCGCCTCCAGTTTCACGCTTTCGGCTGGGTCTCGGTAGGACGCCGCTGGCAGCGCGCGGCTTGGCGCCGGATCCTGCCGCGCCGGCGCCAGCAGCACGGCCAAGTACTCCTCGCGATTAAGTGGGGCGTTCATGGATTCATCCGCAACTGCGCGTACGCCTTGTCCTGCGCCCTGGTCAGCACGCCGATCTCCAGCTTCGGCAACGCACGGACGTAGTAGCTGATCGCGCGCCGGATCACCGCATACTCGCCGGTGGTCAGGTCCAGCAGCGCCGTCGGCCGCGCGCAGGCCTTCGACAGCGCCTGCCATGCTTTTACGCCGGCGGCGTAGAGCGGCTTGTTGCCCATTTGCGACCAGATCGCTACGCTGGTCAGGAGGTGTTCGGTCAGTGTGTTCGCCACCGGCGCCGGCGCGGCGCTGCGGTGTGCGGCATCGAGCGCTAGCAGCACCGCCAGCGCCACCTGGTCGACGATCTCCGGATCGATGCGCTGCTTGACGGCGATCAGGTCGAACATGTCGCCGACGCCGCAATACATACTTCCCATTTTTCCATCCTTTCAAGTTGCCGGCCGCATGCCAATTACCGATGATTCATAATAATCATGGAGTGCTGTACCTAAAGGCGATATGCAAAGTCGCTCGCCACTTTCTCGCCGCCACATAGCATTTCTGCCCTATCCATGGCGGGTCATAGCCGCGGCGGCCAGTTGTGCCATCGTGTGTAATTTTGCGTTGAACCAGCGGCGAATGCAGTAGGAGCGGACCACGCTGATCACCGTATAGACGGCCCCCAACGCAAGGTTGGCTCCAGCCGTGATATGGAAGCCGAAGAGCGGGAAGATGAACATGTTCGCGGTGAAGTTGATCGAGAACCCAACCACCACGTTGATGAGCGACTCGATCAACGACCCAAGGCGGGTTTGATTCATGTCTGCAGCTCCTTAACCGGACGGTCGTCTCCGACTTGGTAGGTCTGTCCGTACAGCGTGAGCATCCGAAGATTGCACATCGCGTGCGCCAGGTGCGGCAGGCCTGATTCCTGGTCGCACTCCTCGCCGCGCTGCCAGGCAGCCATATGGCGCATCGCGCAGGCGAAGGGTATCGACCACGCCATTCCTTTCGTCCAGTTCCACGCTGCGTACTTCGCGCGCCCGTATTCCCACACTCGAGCCTCATCCTCGAGTGTGCACAACGGGATGAGGGAAAAGTCCGGCTTGCCGACATTGAAGCGGGCGCCGGATCCCTTCTCCTGACTGAGCACATCTCCGACACCAGCGCCGACAACGGCAGCACGTGTCTTGGGATATTGCAGGCCGGCCAGCGCTTCCACCAAAGCCGCCTCATCGGGCGCCAACAGCCGCGCCGCGGCGAGGGCCTCGCGAACGTCGTTCGCGCCAAAATCCCCAGCGCATATCCCGGCGATACTCGCGACAAAACCAGCTGCGACCGCCTCCCTTGCGGCCTGTGAGCGGCCTGCTGCGGCGGAGTCTTTTTCGTTCATTTCGGTACCCTATTAAAATTAAATTGCGGTTGAAAATGTGCGCAAAACCCCAAATACCGATGACTGATGATAATCATGGAGTTGAGGATTCATGCGGGGTTGCGGCCGGTCGTTCGCCACTTTCTCGCCGAGACGAAAATCCGATTTTCTCGGCGATGTCGTGCTGGGCGTTCACAGCGGTGTCGAGATCCTTCTCCAGGTAGGCCATGGTGGTCATCGGGCTTTTGTGCCGCATCACCTTCTGGATCGTCTGGATCGGCACGCCGGCCTCCGAGAGCATCGTCGCGAAGGTGCCGCGCAGCCGGTGCGGCGTGATGCCCTTGGTGGCGCATGCTGCGTTCGCCTGCAGCATCACAGTTCGGGCGAAGCCTGGCGGATGCTGGCGGCCGTTGCGCTTGGCCGCGATCAGGCCCTCGGCCTTGCGGTGTGGCGCCAGATGGTCGGCAAGCCAATCCGGAAGCGGCACCGGCTCGGCCTCGCGGCCCTTTGTCACGCCCGGCGTGTACGTCGCCCGCTGCCAGTCGATCCATTCCCAGCGCGCGCCCGCCGCCTCGCCCTCGCGCAGGCCAAGGCCGAACATCATCCGGATGGCGGTGGCCGCTGACGGTTCGCCGCGGGCAGCAACATCGATGGCGACAAACCATGCCTTGGCGACGTCGACCGGCAGGATCGATCGCGGCCGCTTTTGCAGCTTGAGCATCTTGACGCGCCACGGCAGCGCCGGGATGATCTCGCGCTTGACCGCCCAGTTGGCCAGCAGCTTCAGGATCCGCAGCCAGTGGTTGGCCGACGCCGGCTTGTGCGTCGTGAGGTGGGTGTTGCGCGCCATCTCAACCAGTTGAGTGGTGATCATGTTGACCGGCAGTTCGCCGAGGTCATATAGGTGCAGCCGATTGAATGTATCCACGCTGCGCAGATGCGCATGGCTGGCGACCTGCTTATGGATCGCTAACCATCCACTGGCCAGATCGCGCAGCGCCGGCACAGGCTTACCACCCTGGGCGACCCTCACCGCATCCTCGTAGGCGCGCTGCGCAACCACGTCAGCCTTGCCCTTTGCCCGCTCCCGGGTGCTTCGCTGCTGTCTGATGCTATCGATCTGGAACCGGTAATGCCAGATACCGCCGACTTTGAATAGCGCGTAGCTCATGCATCACCTCGCCCAATTTGTAGATTCTTCATGCCTCATCCTCATTCTCTGTGCTGATCCTCAGTGCAATCCGCGCCTCCTTAACCTGAAATGGCTTGAGCGACTTGTCGCCGAGTTCGTTCCGCTCAATGATCTTCTTCGCCCACGCCTTGCAGTCGATCTTGCTGTTGGCCGTCTTGGTGATACCTGACGCGCCGAGCTTGGCCAGCATGCGCTGTGCCTCATCGGGAGACGTCTGCGACTTCCCCGGCGCCGGCAGCAGGACGCGTGGCGGCGGTACAGGCTCCCATGTGCCGCGCGCCAGCTGCGACTTCAGCGCCGCGGCCCACCGATCTTTCATGAACTGGCCGGGCTGACTCGCCAGATCACGGGAGAGGCCCGTGGCGGCCCAGAAGATGGCTGGGTGCGACCACACCCCTACCTCACCCTTGCCGCGCGCCTCCAGGCCCGCCAGCGCCTCGTGGTAAGCCATCGCCGCGTCGACCGGTGGGTTGCAAGCGTCAGCGAGCTGCGGAACAGTCGGCGGCCACTCGCGGTACTGGCGCCGGCATTCGCGTAGGCCGACGACCAGGTGCGCCGGAGTGATCCCCTCCTCCGCAAATACCCGAAGGCACTCGGCGCGCCAGTTCTCGACAGATTGTTCGGTCGTGAAATTCTTGCGCCAGTTGCCGGGGTACATGCCGTCCAGGCGGTTGAACAGATGGTCCAGCGCAGACTTACCGTCCAGCGCCGTGCGCGGCACCGTCCACTCGGTCAGGCCGTCAGCGCGGGTTGATGTCGATAATTCCATCGCCTCCCCTTGCCTGCGGCATGCCGCCCTGGTTCACGTGCGCCACCGGATCGAATCGGGCCGGCCGGCCAGTACCTGCTGATGGCAACCGCGCACCAGCCTTGTCCTGCTCCTTCATCAACCACGAATTGCAGAACCCCAGCACACCGCGGCGCGTCTTGCGTTTGCGCGGATTGTTGAGGCACCACTGGCGCATCGCAGCCAACTGCCGGATGACGTCGACGCCGGGATATGCTGCCACCCATTCATCGATCGACATCTGCATGATCCCGAATTCGGTGTTGCCGACCAGTGGCATCATGAGCACCGGCGGTTCGGTTGGTTCATGCTCAGGCGCCGGAGTTGGCGTTGGCGACGGGGCCATCGTGCCACCAGCTAGCCCCAGGTCCATTGCATCCATGTCGGCCAGATCCACCAAGCCGGAGGCTGCTGGCGTCGAGTCGCTTTGCGGCTCGGTGCAAGAAGATATAGTTAACTCTTGCTTTATATCTTCTCTTCTCTTCTCTTCTCTAGGTAACGCTTTGGTAACGCTGCCAGCGTTAGTTTTAGCGTTACCTTTAGCGTTAGTTTTATGTGAAGAGACACGTTTTGCGGTCTGACAGCGTGCTTTTGCAGTCTTTCCGTTGTGCCAGCCGAAATTCGGTAGGCTGACACCATCATCGGTTTGCACAAGCCAGCCGACGTCACACATCGCTTTTGCGAACCCGCTAACGCCGCATACGTTATCCAGTAACGCCAAGGTAACGCTGGGGGCGTTACCATCAACCGTTTGTTGATCGAACCAGCGCCAGATTTTGAGCAGTTTTCCAACTGCTAAATCCGGATCCGGCCATCCCATGGCAACAGCGATGCCGAAGACCTCGCGCTTCTCCGGCGTGTTCGCCTCGAACTTAAGCCAGTCACCGGCCATGGCGAACCTCCGCACGCTGCGCGATAAACAACGCATCAGCCCAGCTGTGGGGCCGGCCCTTGGCGCGTTCGACCACTTGGCGCGCACGGTTCTTGGCCAGCATGACGTCGCCGTGCTCCGTACCCTTCATCCTGGCGCGCGAGCGGCGGCTGCACTCGGCGTTTGTGAAGGTCTTCAGGTTGCAGCGCGCGTCCTTGCCTGGCCCGGCCACGTAGTACGGCGTCGGCCCGCCGGCATTGCGGCGCCAGCCACCGATGTGGCACTCGCCCTCGGCGCGCAGGCGGTGTAGCCAGCGACGTATGGTGGACTCAGCGCAACCTGAATTGCGCACCAGGTCATTCATCGTCCCGGGCAGCGCGCGGGCGATGAGGGAGCGGAAGCCTACGGGTGGCATGGTGCGACCTCGATTCCAAGGCGAGCGCATTCGGCGCTATATTCCAGCCAGGTCTCGACCTCGGCTCCGTTCTTCAAAATGACATCGCCGTTCTTGTCGCGCTTCGGGCCGCGTACCATAAGCACGGTGTCGCGAACGTGGCCCGGATCTGTGAGCAACCAGTCGCGGCAGAAATGAGGCGCATCCAGTTCTGGACTGATCTTCACGCGGCGCGTGGCGTCTGCGTACATCTGAGCGGCCAGCGCGTCGCGCTTTTCCGTCCACTCCTCAATTGTCAGGCTGCGCCGTCCCTCATGGGTCGGCACCTTCCTTGCAGCAGAAGCTTTGCAAACGGTGCGGCTAATGCCAAATACGCAGAAGGCACCCATGGTCACGCCCCCCCAAAATTGATCTGGGCGGCGGCGCGCCGAAGAATGGCTTCGAAATCGGATAGAATATTAGTATTCATATATGTCCTCATGATTGTGTAATAGCGCCTCGGCCGGTTGCCGCCGGCCGGGGCTTCGCTTCAAAATTCCTCGATCTTCCAGCCGCCGCCTGCCTTCTTTGGCAGTACCTGGACCGCGATAAACTTCAGTGGGTACATGTCGGCCGCGATCTTGATCTTGGCGCGGGCGTCGTCGGCCCAGTGACCCTTCACTTCGTGCGCCTCCAGCGCGCCGCTGGCCAGCATTACCGCGAAGTCGGGCGTGTAGAACGTGTTGTCCGCCAGCCGGAACTTCAGGCCTTCAAACTTGAACCACAGCACCTCGCCGGCGGCGCGGCGCAATTCCAGCGTGGCGGCGTAGGCTGCCTCAGTCCGATTCATCGCGCCGGTTTTCAGGCGGCCGAGCGCCTGCACGTGTCGTTGCATCATTCGATCAGTCCCTTCGTGCGCAAAAATTGGTGGGTACGCCCGATGCCGGCGCGGAACGCTTCCCGCACCTGGTCCTTGGTCAGCCATGCCGGGCGCGGCCGGCGGCCGTCTAGCACGTCGTGGCAGGCGCTGCACCCGAAAGCAGCGGCCGTGTCCGGCGCTTTCAAGCCCATGCCCTTGCCGTCCGCCAGCTCGTTGCTGTGGCAGAGCACGGAGGTGGCCGGGTCGCGGTTGCAGACGCCCGGCAGGACGATGGTGCAGTCCTGGTCGCGCGCCGCTTTGCGGATTGGCGTCATGCGCGGCCCCTTGGTCTTAAAGGAGCGGGCTCGAGCCGTCTTGGCCTTCGACACCTCGCGGGCTTCGATGCGCTCGCCGCGCGCGAAGGCGGTGCGCTTCATCGGCGTGGTGTCGGGCTTCATGTGGGAGCGGCGCATCATGGTAGGATTCCATTCCGACAACGAATTGGAGAACCACCATGTGGCGATGCGAACACAAAGAATGCCTGGCTCAGTTCCCGAAGGAGGAGGTCGAGTCCAAGCATGACAGCGCTGGTTACTACTTTGAGTGCCCGGTTTGTCGTCGTCGAAACGCCCTGCGAAACATCGGCTTTGCCGGTGGCCCAGTTAAATTGGAACCATCGAATCGTTGGTAGTTTTCTCATGGCGAAGCCATTCCTGCATCGCCAAACAGCGCAGCTACTAGCGGATCTCGCACGGCCGGCATACGGTTGACGCGCACCGAGAAGTGCGTATCGTCGGTCATGAGGTGGATGCTGCTGCCGGGCGTCACTGGCTGCAACGACTTGCCGGCCGGCTTGCGCGGCGGCGCCGGCACTTTCGGGTCGAGCTGCGCGATGAATGCGGACACCAGCGACTGGTCGGGCGATAGCCGGTAGTGAGGCCGGCCAATGTACGTGGCGGTGCCGCCGACGTAGCGGGCAAGATCGATGACGCCGGCGCCGCGCAACTCCTGGATGTATTTGCGCCCGCCCGATGGGGAAAATTGCAGCAGTGCGCAGATGTCGTCGATGTCCATTTCGACAGTGGCGATGGTGTCGATGATGATGCGCAGGTTGTCCATCCGGCGGCGGGTGGCGACGGTGTCGCGGGTGCGGGGCGTCATGGTCGGCTCCAGGCGAACGCCAGCGGCTCGACCAACCATACGTGCCGCATGTTTGCGACGTTGACGATGTCGCCGTCGGCTGGGTAGATTTCGACAGCCGTGCGGTCAGCAAAGCTGATCTGGCGCTTGATCGCCTGGATCTCCTCCCACGTTAGTCCGTCGACCCAGCGGCCGGTGTCGGTATCGATCATCGTGCGGCAGATGCTGATGCGCTGGGCGCCGTCAAGCTGTTCGAACAGTTGCACCAAAAAACGATTTGAGCGCCAGACGGCGATGCAGCCTGGTGGCACTGGACGGCCATCGATCGGCACCGGCGTGAATTCGGCTGTGTAGTTCCGGTTTTCTGAGCGGAGGTATGCAGCCTGGTCGCGGAGATGCTTGGTCACGATTCATCCTCCAGCGCGCGGCGGACGCCCGCAGCATCGAGGCCGGCCAGCTTGCACCCCGCTTTCGTGGCGTGGAAGTAGGCCTGCTCATCGCTCTCGTAGCCGGCGGAAATGAAGCCAGCAGCGACCATGCGACGCATCGATTCCTCGGAAGCACCGCCACGACCGGCGCAATAGTAGTTGCGCAGGCCCCATGTGCGTTTCGGACGGTGCTGCACGGCGCCCACGGTGTGCTTGAGCTTATCGATGTCGCCAGCCTGCAGCGTGGCGACGCGCGCGGCCAGTTGGCAGGCGACGCACTTGCCGTGCTGGCCCAGCTGCTTGGCCGGGGCTGCCTTGCCGCAGGCGCAGCGCTTCGCGATCAGCGCGCCGATGGTCGTTTCGGCGTTGATGGCCCGGTATTGCCGCTCGGTGCGGCTCAGGTCGTACATCATGATAAGATATCCTTTTGATAATGAGAAACGCCATGCAGCCAGCGACCAAAGACGAATGGATCGGTTACCTTGCGGGTCTGGAGCAGCTCAGCCTGCAGCGATCGGAAGAGTTGAAGCAGTGCATCGCCGAAAGCCGGAGTGATCACGAGATTGAACAAGCAGGCATGGCAATAGTCGTTTGCGCACAACGGATCGAGAAGGCGAAGAAGGCGCTCGCGCAATACGATTGAGGAGATCGCGCTCACGCCGCGACTCCCGCGATCTCGCGCTCGTGCATGAAGTTCGCCTGGATCAGCGCCCTCGCCATCGGCGGGCAAACGCTGTTGCCGCACATGCGCACTTGGGCCGATTTCGTCAGCGGCACTCGAGGCAAATCAAGCGGATTGCCCTCGGCCTGATGGCCGTCCATGAACAGCAGCTTCGGATCCGGGATTTCCCGAATGACGTAGTCGGAAGGGAAGCCCTGGGCGCGGTACAGCTCAGCCGGCTCCAGCATGCGCAGGCCGATGTCGACGATCTGATAATCCACGCCCTGGATTGTCACCAAGCCGTAGCGATCCTTTGTGGTGACTGTATGCAACGGCTCTTCGAGGCGCGGATCCTGATCGGTGCCGTAGTACTTTACGAGGAAGGCGCGTACCTCGGCGTGGTGCTGGCCGCCGGCACTGACCGTGTGCAGCGGCTCGTCCATGCCGGCCGTGCTGCTGGTGCCGCGGAGTTTGACGAGGCTGCTGGTCATCAGCGCATGCCGGGCACTGGCGGTCACGGTCTTGATCGGTTCCCGCGCATCCTGGCCGCGCGACTCGTCGCCTTTCTGAGAGTACATCGCCTCGATGTGGGCTGTCACGACCGCATGGCGGTTCTCTGTGGTGATGGTCTTCACCGGCTCGTCCGGCAACTGGCCGCGCGCATCCGACGGCCGCTTGTCGCTGTAGTACGGTTGCAGGTGCGCAGCGACCAGGCTGTGGTGGTCGCAGCTTGTGACCGTGCCCAGCGGATCGTCGAGGTCCGAGCCGACCACGCCGGTGTAGTGCTTCGCTAAGAAAGCGGTGGCGATCGCGGTGTCGCCCTTTGCGGTGATCGTCGCGGCCGGCTCGTCGGCGCCGCGCGGGCGGCTTTCGCCGGCCCGGCCGCCGACGCCCACCAAGGTCGCGGAGACGGCACTGAAGTGGCCGCCCTTGACCTGGGCGCAGATGGTGCGCAGCGGCTCGTCGGCGGGCATGGTGCGCTGGTTGGACGCATTGGCGTGCTCGTTCAAGAACGCAGTGACCAGCGCCGCTTTGGCGCTGCCGGCCACCACGGTGCCCAGCGGCTTTTCAAGGTCGAGCGCGCGCGGCTCCTGGCCGGCGCGCTCACCGTATCCGACCTGCACCATTGTTGCGGTGGCCAGTGCCTTCTCGCCCCGCTGCGCGCTGGTGATCGTGCGGAACGGCTCGTGGACTGACTCGCTGCGGTCGCTGCCCTGGTGCGTGACCGGCACGATGCTTGGCACGACCACGGCGCGGTGGTTCTCGGTGGTCAGGGTGCCGAATGGCTGGGCCGACGAGACAGGTTTGCCGGAATAGATCGGGCCGCCCTGCCCCACAATAAACGGCGCGGCCGAGTCAACCACGTAGCGCATGATGCCCTTGGCGATGCGACGCATTGTCGCCTCGGCCAGCGGGCGCTTGCGCTCGAAGATGCTCGGGCAAGGGATCGACCAATCGATGCACTCGGCGGCCGTACGCCAAGGCGCCAGGTTCCCGGCCAGGACGCCGGCCGACGTCGGCGCACCGTTGGTGGGCGCCGGCCAGCGGATCGGCAACCCATCGCGCCGCGCCACCAAGAAGAAGCGCTTCCGGATGGTAGGCGTGTCGTAGTCGCTGGCGCGCAGCTCCTTGTGGTCGACCTTGTAGCCGTGGCCGCGCAGTTGGCGCAGGAAGCTCTCGAACGTCTTGCCCTTCTTCGCCGGATCCGGACGGAAGTTACCTTCGGCGTCGACCAACAGCGGACCCCACGTTTTGAACTCCTCGACGTTCTCCAGCATGATCACTCGCGGCTTGCACTTCGCCGCCCAGCGCAGCGTCACCCAGGCCAGGCCGCGAATGTTCTTCGCCACCGGCGTGCCGCCCTTGGCTTTGCTGAAGTGCTTGCAGTCCGGCGACAGCCAGACCAGGCCGACCGGTTGATTGTTCGTGACCTTGATCGGGTCGACGTCCCAGACGCTCTCACAGAGGTGCTTCGTGTACGGGTGATTCATTGCGTGCAGCGCCAGCGCTTCCGGATCGTGGTTGATGGCGATATCGACCGGCCGGCCGAACGCTTCTTCCAGTCCGGTGCTGGTGCCACCGCCGCCGGCGAAGTTATCGATGATCAGCTCGTGGCCGAGGTCCAACTGCGGCGTCAGGAAATCACGCTTTACTCGGCGAGGTGCGCGGCGAGCCGCTGGCCGCGATGCCGGAACCGGAGTGGCCATCAGCGCGGCGACGTCGCCCAGGGGCAGATCGAAATTGAACTCATCGCGCTTCATGCATGCGCTCCAGCTGCTCGGCGCGCAATTTTGACCAGCCTATGGCCGATGGTTCCACGGAATGCTGGGCCGGCCACCTGACCAGCGTACGGGGCGCGCGGCGCGATCTCGGCGCGGGCGCGGTCGGTGATGGTGTAGGTCAGGCCGTCGTACGCGGCGTGGCCGGATTCGACCAGGCTGTCGAAGACGATGCGCATCAGCTTCTCGGTGCGGTCGTCGTCGATGTCGTACTCGGCGCGCTCGCAGATCTGGTAGAAGGTGCCGGGCGCGGCGGCCAGCGTGTGCAACAGCTTGCGCGCTGTGCGGTGGCGGTCGGGAAGCTTTCTCATGGCCGACCACCTGCATCGCTCTTGACCGGAAGCTGATCGGCGGCGTTGCGCAGCTTGCCGCGCTCCCGGTATTCCGTCGTGCGGCTTTGCGGATCATCCTTGCAGGCGATGTAGTTCTTATCAGCGCGGCGCCATGCGACGAGGGTGTCGAGCGCTTTCTTTTCCTCGGGCGACTTCGCGCCCTGCTGTGCGGCCGCCGTCATGGTGCTGTCCTTGATTTTTTATGTGCTATCATGATTTCTGTTCCTCTGTGGTTGCTGTACCAAGCCGGCCTGCACGCCGGCTTTTCTATTTCTGCTTCTGCTCTTCGCGGCATTGCGCCAGCATGGCCTCGTAGTGCTGCCGCTGACGTACATGGCCGGGATCGACTGGCAGCGGCTCGCCATCGTGCTTGGGCTGCTGCTGAGTCATGCCGACTCTTCGCCTTGGCGCAGTTGGGCCTTCGGGCGCCCCTGGGCATCCGACATGCGGTACTTGGTGCGACGGTCGCCCATCAAATCGCGCAGGTCACGGATGCTCATGCCGGTCACTTCGTGCATGCGGATCAGCAGCGAGGCGCCAACCGGCAGGCGGCGATGGCGGATCTTGCTGATGACGGGCGGTGCCACTTCCAGCAGTCGCGACAACGCAGCATCATTTTTCAACTGCATCTTGCCGAGCAAGATGTCGAGCAGGTGGTTCGGGTTGTAGTTCGATTGCATGTACAGCTCCTTGGTTACACCGCGGCGCGGCTTTTCTATTTGCACCACCGGGCCTGCTGCCCGGCGCGCTCGATAATTTCCTTCACGCCCACACAAAATATGGTGTGGATGAGCAGGATCATGTTTGCCGACAAAGCCAACTTTTCCTGGCGCAGTTTGCTCATATAGGCGCTGTCTTTGTTGAGCATCCGGCCGAGTTCCGCGTCGGTCTTCAGCCCGCTCTCTGCAAGCAAGAAGTCGAGTAGCTTGGCGACAGTGCCGCGCTCGGTTGTTGGTGTCATGGCGGTGCACCAGCGTTCTTTTCGTTTTCCATCGTGTCTCCGTCAGTGAATGGCGAGCTGTTGCTCGACCTGGTGCTTCGCGAATTCGCCGGCCACCCAGTTCACGCCCTTCGGAGTGAAACGGGCGCTGTTGAAGGCGTGGTTGTTCGCTTGGGCGTGACCGGCCTTCACCACGAACCGGCCCGCGTCAAGGTGCGGCGCCATTGGAGTGAGCACGCCGCCCAGGCGATACATGATTTTTTTCTCGATTAGGAACTCGCTGAAGACGTGCTCCTTGATCTTCAGGACCTTTGCCACCTGACGGAAGCCCAGCACACCGGTGGCGTCGCAGTAGCGGTCGACGAACTCGACGGCCTGCTTCGCGGCTTCCAGCGCCAAGGCCTGCTGCTCGATCACCTCGGCCTGCTCGGCAGCGAGACGCAGCGCGCCGGACAGCGTGGTCGGCACTGCGAACTGCGGGCGCAGCGCCTGCTCCATCGCGCACATCCGGTCAAAGACCTTGGCCTGCATCACGTAGCTGTAGCTCATCGCCATCAGACACGCCTCGCGCTTCGGCAGCCGATACATCGGATAGGTCTGGCCGTTCTGCGAATGGCGGTAGGTGTCGGAAAATAATCCGACACCCTGGCCCAACACGTGCGGCACCTTCTTCATGAAATCCGAGTGCGCCAGCACCGCGTCGGTAGCCGCGCGCTCGGCGTTGATGAAGTCGACCAGCTCAAGACTAGTCATGGTCACTACTCCGGCGATGATGGAATCCACAGATTCTCCCTACGGTTGTTGGCTGCTGGTCGGCTGGCTGATTTGCGATTCAGGAACGCATCGGCCGCACCGCACTGCGGGTGGCGCGGCGCACGCCCGGGAACGCGAACGCGCGGCGCAGGCCCGCCACAGGCCCTTGCTCCCGCACGTTGCGGCGGTTAATCTGCTGATGAGCCGTCACCGTGCGCATGCCCTCGCGGCGCAGGAACCCGCTGAGGCTGAGTCCCTGCGCTGCGCAGTGGCTTTCGATGGCGGCCTGGTCGTTGTCGTCGCAATAGACTTTGATGACGTTCAAGCAGGGCTCGGGCTTGCGGTTGATGGTGTGGTTCATGGTGTTGCTCCTATAAAACAGCGGACTTCAGGATTGGAACCGGCGGGTTTGGTGCCGGCGGGGTTACAGAATTCGGTGAGCGGCGTCAGCCCGGCAGGCCGCTGATGGCGTCACCGGAGTGCGTGACCTTGGAAAACTCGCGGCGACTGGCATCACCCTGCTTCGCCAGCACTTCGAGCAGCGTGGTTTGCTTGCGCAACTCGGCCGCAATCGCTGCCATGCCGCCAGCAACCAGCCCGGCGGCCGATGATTCACTCATCACCGGCGCCGGGCCGCGCACCAGTTCGGCGAACTCGACCAGCACGGACGCGGCTGCGTCGGCCACGGCGGCCGGATGAGCCTTATCGGTGTCGAGGTTGAAAGCCGCGAGCAACGCGGCGCTGATGGTGGCGTGGTTGCTCATGCGACTTCCTTCGCAGGTTTGTCCGCTGTCACGGCGGCGGGCTGGGGATTGGGGGAGGATGGTGCGAATGCTTCCGGATGCGCGTTGCGGAGATATCGCATCTGCGATTTCGGAATGCCATTCTTCTTCCACTGCGATACGGCGCTCTTTGAAATGTCCAGCAAAGCACCGAGCTTCGAAGGCCCGCCAAGGGCTTCGATCACGCGGTTTGCTTCTGCTGTATCAGTAGTGATCATGGTCGCCTCGTTAAACTATTGAGTCGAGTATAGAACACTACACTTTATAGAGTCAAGCACACTTTACCGAATGTTGTTTAGAGTTCTTTACATGGATGATTTGATAAGCAGAGTGAAATCAATTTGCGACGAGCTAGCCGGTGACGACCATTTCGGTGGGCAGGCTGCGCTCGCGGCCGCCGCTGGGGCTTCCAAGAGCGTCGTGAACCAGTGGCTAGCTAATCGCATCAAGTCGATGGATATACGATTTGCCCTGGAGATTGAAAGAAACCTCGGGTACAACCACATCTGGCTGATGATCGGTAAGGGTAATAGGAAAGTTGACGGTGCTGCGCAGACAGGGGACGCAGCAACAAGGGCATCAACACCCATGATTGCGGATGACGCTCATAGGCATAGCCTGCCGAAAACCGAAGTGCCTGTCAATGCAGACGTGTTGGCCAGTATTGGATTCTTGGCGGAGGATGAGGCGCGGCTTCTAAACTGGTACAGGATGTCCACTGACGACGCAAAGGAACTGTTGATGATTTCCGCTGGCGCGGCAGGGAAGAAGCAATTAAGCGCGCTTACTGACGACGAGACGCAGAACAGGTCTACGCGGGCGGGCGATCGCAACGGCCAATAGTACTTGAAGTGTTTCTTTTTGCATTGTGTCGCTCATTTCTCGGTAGGCTTTCATCGCACGTTCAAGATCGGTCATTTTGAGCAATTCATGTATTTGATGAGCAACAATAACCTTCTTTTGCTATCCGCAAACTAACGAATTGTCACAGGCCCAGTTTTATTTTTGGAAGACGACGATCCGCGAGGTTTTGGCAGATCAAATATTTCATATTTCGGTCTTGGGGTCTACCGATGGCTTCACGATTTTTAGGCCGGCTCGTGGCAGCCGAGGATGCTTCTTTGCTACCTCTTCCATCATTTTGGCCATCGCGGCCAGGGCTTCATCGTCCATCTGTTCCAACGCAGCCCTCACTCTTTGCTCGTCCGAGCGCCTCGGATCACTGCATTCCATCATCAAGCTCCTTGTGGTCATTGGGGTAATTTCCAATATACGCGGAATGTAACAGCCTTACACATTGGAAATTAGTATTGCCTCTCAACATTGATCTGTTAACGCCTATCATCAGCAGGAGACATGCCGCAATTGTGAAATTTCAGTGTAGACCCTGACGATAAAGAGTGATGTTATTTAACATCAAAAACAACACTTTCTTGACGACTCGCGCAATCATCGCGCGATGAAAATAGCAAACCAGCCACTCAAGACCAAAGCCATCACCATCCGCATTCCCATTGATCTTCATGCGCAGATCGCAGCCGATGCGACTGCTCGAGCCTGGACCGTCAACGCCGAGATCAATCATCGTCTTCGCGCCGGCCCCATTCTTGAACAGCTGCGCGCCCTCACCGATGAAGTGGCTAGGCTCAAAGCTGTAGTCGAAAAGCAGCGCGATTAATGCAACAATTGGAGAGATTTCCAGATTTCATTTTCCGTATCATTCTGGTTGTCGATGCTCGGCGCGACGATGTGCAAAATAGAGGATAGAGAACATGAGCAGCGCTGGAGAATTTTGGGTGCCCGTCATTTGCATAGCGGCTTTTATATTCGCGGTGTGGGTATATTTTCTGCCAACATTCAAAGCGATGAAGGTCAAGCACCCAGATGAAAATTCGATTTTCGTATTGAATCTATTACTTGGATGGTTGCTCATACCATGGGTTATAACTCTTGCGTGGGCTTATAAAACCTTCCCGCAGCGCGAGGTCACCGCCGATCAGAAGGCACCGGATGCGCAAGGTGACGATCATAAATCATGCCCATTTTGCGCCGAAACGATCCTATCAAAGGCTGTCAAATGCCGCTATTGTGGGTCTGAATTACCCGCATCAACAGCAGCCATCTAGCAAGGATAGTCAAGGCGCCGCCCGCTGCCTGCTCCCAGTCAGCTACACGAGCGCCTGGCTGGCGAGCTCGGCTGCGCGTGCGTACCAATTCCTCTGCCCGCCATGAGCGGGCATTTTTACGCCTGGTGCCGGCGCAGCCGGCGCTGAAGTGCTGGCGACGAAAGAATTTTATCATTTTAAGTGTAGAACGCTTGACTTAAATTAGTTTAGTGTTCTACACTTATCTCCATCGACACACCAACCCCGATGGAGAACACGATGAACGCAGTAGTCCAAGACCCCGCAGCATCGACCGAACAGAAGCTTTTCGTCACCGTGCCAGCCGTCACATTCCCCGACGGCAGCATCGAGCCATCGTTCCAGGTGGCCACCTACCTGACCAGCAAGGGCGAAGATGGCACGCCTACGATTTCCGCTAGC